CTAAGTTCAAGTGGTCATTCTCTAAAGCACGCGCACAACGTGTCATCGACTTTTTCAAATACTGTCGCCATACCGAGGGCGAATGGGCAGGGCAGCCAATTGTGTTGTCTCCTGCCGACCAGTTCATGGTGTGGGTGGTTTACGGCTGGATCGACAGCGAAGGGCAGCGGCGATTCAGGGAGGTGTACGAAGAGAAGGGACGCAAGAATGCCAAGACGACGAAACTGGCAGGCCTTGGCAACTACCATCTTGACGCAGATGGCGAGCAAGGCGCAAGAGTCTTCTGCGCCGCAACGAAACTAGAGCAAGCACGGCTGCTGCACGAGGCGGCGACAAACATGGTTCGCCGTTCTCCATCACTGCGGAAGCGTATCAAGATCAACAAAGACAACCTCCATGTACTCGACAGCTATTCAAAGTTTGAACCGTTGGCAGGTGACTCCGAAACCTTAGACGGTTTGAACATCTCCGCTGGATTCTTGGATGAGTTGCACGCGCACCTTACGGGTGAACTGAAAGACATCATCGAGACTGCGATGGGAAGCCGGCGACAACCGCTGCTGTGGTCAATCACCACAGCAGGCAAACGCCGTGAGGGTGTGTGCTGGGAAACTCGGCAATATGCAATCGAAACACTGAAAGCATCAGCCAAGGGTATTGAGTGCGACGAAACTTTCGCAGCGTTCGTCTATTGCATCGACGAAGGCGATGATATTTTCGATGAATCTGTGTGGGTAAAGGCCAACCCTAACCTCAATATCAGCGTGAAAATCGAGGATATGCGACGGCTGGCGTACAAGGCTAAGTCGTCAGGGCGGGCAAGGGCGGCGTTTATGCGCCTTCGCCTGGGTGTTTGGACGGGTGAAAGTGACAAAGCCATCAGCGAATTGGCATGGAAAGCGTGTGCTGCCCCTGTGAATATCGCCTTATTACGCAAGAAGAAGGCTCGTTGCTGGGTGGGTTTTGACCTTTCCAGCCGTGTTGACCTCACCGCCCTGGTGCAATTCTTCCCGAACCGTGGCGGTTTTGACATCGTCCCGACGTTCTGGATACCGGAAGACTCAATCAGTGAGCGTGAAATTGCCAACAAAGACCTGATCCTGCAGTGGGTGAAGGCTGGCTACATCAAGACCACGCCGGGCAACATCGTCCGCTATAAGTTCGTACGTCGTGAAATCAGGGAGATTGCTAAACATTATCGCATCCAAGATATTGCGGGCGATGCGTGGAATGCAACACAGTTTATGACGCAACTGGAAGACGACGGCTTCAATGTTTGGGCAATACCGCAAACGATTCGAGCACTGGCCCACCCAACAAAAGAGTTTGAGGGGATGGTGATAGATAAGAGGTTGCGCCATGGCGGGCACCCGGTGCTGGAATGGAACGCGATGAACTTGGCGTGGAAGGAAGACGAAAGCGGCAACATTCGACCGTCCAAGAAACGTTCATCGGGTAAAATCGACGGCATCATGGCGATGATTAATTGCATCGCCCGTTGGCTCGACCGCAACAACACGGACGGGCCAAAGAATGATCCTAACCGGCAGTCAGGCTTCAAGCTGGAAACGATATGACCTTGTCTTACGGCAACTCATTGGCAACGCACTACGGCAATCAGTCGTCAGCCAGTAGCCGTTCGCTCGAAGACCCCAACACACCGCTTGACCCTGACTTCGATGATGGCGATGGCAGCACAGGCGGCACATCGTTCTTCGACAATGACACCCGCACCGATACGGGCGTAAAGGTGACGCGCAAGATGGCGCTGGGGTATGCGCCTTACTACCGAGCACTCTACTTGCTGGGCGGCGACACAGGCCGCTGCCCGTTCATCGTCCACGAGAAAGTGGTTGAGGACTATGGCGAGGGCAAGACCAAGGCCACAAAACACCCTGCATACAAGTTGCTTCGTCGTCGTCCTAACCCGTACATGACCGCGAATGTATGGAAGGAAACGATGATCCTCCATGCTTGCGATAAGGGTAACGGCTATTCGTACATCACCCGGGCTGATGGCGTGCCGAAAGAAATCTACTTACTCGACCCTGACCGAACTTGGCCAGTAAGGAAGGATGGCGTTCTCTGGTATGCCCACCAGTTGGATGACGGCAAATGGCGGAAGTTGCCAGCGACGGACATCATTCACATCAAGAATCTGTCGTGGGATGGACTGACCGGCATGGGCTGGCGTACCGTTGGCAAAGAGACGCTAGGCATGGGCATTGCTTCCCGTAAGTTCAGTACGCGATTCTATAAGCGTGGTGCTGTCCCTTCGGTGGTGCTCGAAGTACCTGGGAAGATGACTCCAAAAGTCGCTAGGCAGTTGCGGCGAGACTGGGAGACGTTGCAAGCTGGCCTGGAGAACATGCACCGCACCGCAGTCTTGCAGCAGGGCACGAAGGCGCACACCCTCAGCCAGACTGCACGCGACTCGCAAATGTCCGAGATGCAGATGTTTAACGTCCGCATGACTTCGACTTTGACAGGTGTACCGCCTCACAAGTTGGGCGATCCCACTCGGCAAGGTTACAACTCAGTAGCAGCCGACAACCAAAGCTACCTCAATGAAGCCCTTGATACATGGCTGTCACGATTTGAGGAGGAGTGCGAAGACAAGTTGCTGACTGAGGAAGAGAAGGGCAGCGAATCGCACTGCATCGAGTTTAACCGCAAGATATTCCTGCAAGCCGATCTTGCGGCACGCTATCAAGCGTACGGTGTGGGCAAGCAGAATCGCTTCCTGACCACTAACGAGATTCGAGCCTATGAAAATCTCAACCCGCTTGAAGGCGGCGATGAGTTGGATGCTACCGCTCAAGTTCAGGGGCCAACCCCACCAGCACCAGCCGAACCAACAGCCAAACAGCCAGACCCCGAGCCAGTTGAAGCAGGAGATAACCCCGATGAGTAAGATTCTTCGTTCTTTCGTCCCTGCTTCAGTGCAACCCGTACGACTGGAGAAGCGAGCAGACGGCCAACTACCGCTAATCACTGGCTACGGTGCTGTGTTCTACCGCGACGGCGAGCCAGGTACAGAGTATTGGCTATGGGATTCGTTCGTTGAGCGCATCGCACCGGGTGCATTCAGCCGGGCGATCAATGAAGACGATGTCCGTGCATTGAAGAATCACGATGTCAACCTCCTGCTAGGCCGTACTTCTGCCAAGACGATGCGACTGAGCGTAGACAACATCGGCTTGAAATACGAGATTGACCCGCCTGACACGCAGGCCGGGCGTGATACTGTCGCCGAAATCCAACGCGGCGACCTGACAGGCTCTTCATTCAGCTTCTCGATTCTCGAAGAAAGCTGGCGGAAGGAAACAAACGACAGCGGCACGATCAACATTCGCACGTTGAACGATGTGCAAGTGTACGACGTGGGGCCGGTGACGTTCCCTGCGTACTCTGGCACGACAACGGGCGTGCGTTGCTACCGTAGCGCATCCAAGCACGAAGCGGAAGAGATCCACGAAACAATCGAGCGAATGTCTCGCAAGGTGGAGATCGTGACTGCTTCGATGGTAGAAGCTCGCTGCCGAGAAATCGAGATCAAGACAGGGCTAAGCAGAAAACGGGGTTAACCGTGCGCCTTTTTGGCGCGCCGTTGGCCACTCTCGAAATAATTTCCCAACTTTTTTCGCTTTTCTACCCAGTGTAGCTGCGAATGAGCAAAAACGCCTTGTTTTACGGGGTTAAAAGCGATGTTGGGTTGGGGTTGATAAGGCTGGTTTTTGCTGTAAGTCTCGCTGACTTCTGCTAAAAACCTCAAAAACACGCAGAAAACAGCGGTTTTTTCTTTGGAGTTTTTTTATGGGTATGTCTCTCGCTGACATGAAACGACTGCTTGACTCCCCTGGACTGTCCTCTGTCGCCCTCGACGGTGCTGCTGTCACGGTCAGTGACACGACTGCTGACCCCAACGGGCCATTCAAGGCTTTGTGGATCGGCGTTACTGGCAATGTGAAAGTCACATCGCCTGGGGGAAACGCAGTTGTCTACACGAATGTGCCCGTAGGCGTACTGCCGGTGGCTTGCTCTTTCGTGTGGAGCACTGGCACTACGGTGACGACACCAGGAACCAACATCATAGGGCTAAAGTAATGCAAACGGGCATCGGCATCAGTGCTGCTACACCTTCGCCATCACTACTGGTGTTGGGGCGGGCTTCGTCTGCCTTTGATGCAGATGCTGTAGCGTTTTTCACCGCTGCCTCTATCACAGATAACACGCAAAAAACCGCTATCAATGCGCTCGTGTTGGCACTGAAGACGTACTCCATATGGTCTAAGCTCTACGCTCTTTACCCATTCGTCGGCGGTGCTGCTTCTCCTCATAGTTACAACCTTGTGAACCCGGCACTTTACCAAATCTCTTGGACGGGTGGCATTACCCACGACGGCAATGGCATCACTGGCAACGGCAGTACAGGGTTTGGCAATACTGGATTCAACGCTTCAACGAATGGGTTTTCCTCAACAACTGGCGGGTTAGGTGTCTACATCCGCAACAATACTGCCTCTGGCTATGACATGGGGTCAAGCGATACGGCTATCTCGAAGTGCACTGATTTGTCAGCTAGGTACACAGGCGGCACTTCCTTTTTCGGCTTTCATGGCAGTAACGGCAGTGCAGTATCCACCACGAACACCGACTCTAGCGGCTTGCATGTGATGCAGCGAAGTGCAGGCAACATTGAGCTATACCGCAACGGTTCATCGGTGGCATCGTCTGCTGTGATGTTCTCGGGGCTTAGTACCAATGCCGTCTACATCTGCGGTGAAAACCGAGGCGGTTCTGCCATTGAGTTCAGCAACCATAACTATGGTGCTGCCCTCATCCACGACACGCTGACAACCCAGAACAACACCGACCTTTACACAGCTATTCAAGCTTACGAAACAGCACTCAGCAGGAACGTGTAAGACCGCTGCTTAGCCAAACCACCAACCAGAATTCCGCACCGTTGACAATTTGGCCTGACTCTTACAACGAGGTCAGGCCATGCCTTTGACACAGACCAAGCCCAATACGCGCAGTGCATCCGTCATCAAAAAAGAACGGCGGGATGCTGGCGAAAAAGTGCTGGAGATGCAACGTCTCCTGACTGGCGACAAGAAAGACTTCACCGAATCTGAGCAAGCAGAATGGGTGACGCGAAACAAAGCGTACGACGCACTTAACAAAGAATTCAAGATCGCCAAACGGTCTGAAGCTATCGCCGAACAACAGGGCGAAGCCGACGACGATGGCCGCGTTGGGCGCGATGACTTCCTGCCTCCTGAACTGCTTCACCTCTCGAAGAAAAGCCGCCGATCTGAAGGCGAACGCATTGTGCAGACAGCACAACAGCGCGAAGCCGATCAGGGCTTGGTTATTCAAGCGTGGATGCGACGTTCCTCAGGCTTGGAACTGAAGAAAAACCACAAAGAAGCCTGCCAACGACTCAACTTCAACCCGAACAAGCGTTCGATTGACTTCCGCATGAGCCACGGCGAAAGTCATCGCCGATTACAGCAACCTTACCAGAGCTTTCACCCTTCGCTGGCTGGCGTTCGTGCCCGTCAAATGCTCGAAAGCCGAGGCTTTGGAACTGGCCTGCCCGATAAGGGCGGCGTGCTGACCATGCCTACCTTCGTTCAGTCGGTTGAATTGGCCATGCTCGACTTCTCGGGCATGTTGCAAGTCGCCGAACTGATCCCCACTGACAAGGGTGGTGAGTTCAAGTGGCCGACAGGCAACGATACCAGCAACACAGGCCGCCGGCTGAATGCCGCTGGCACTGTGACGACCGACACAACTTCGCCATTCGCTGCAAAGTCGTGGTTCGACTTCAAATACTCCTCTGACCTCATCAAGGTCGAGCAGGAGCTATTGGAAGATTCGTTCGTCGATCTGCCCAGTATCATCGCTGGAATGCTGGGTGAACGCCTGGGCCGAATCTCCAACACCGATTTTACTACTGGTAACGGTGGTTCTGCCCCTGAAGGCATCATCACTGGCACCAGTGCGGGCAAGACGACTGCTTCATCGTCCGCCTTCACTGCCAAGGAACTGATCGACTTTCAGCACAGCGTTGACCCTGCCTACCGCAGTGGCGCAGGGTTCATGATGCACGACGCGATTCTGGCAGAAGTCCGCAAATTACAGGACAGCCAGAACCGCTTCTACATCAACTTCATCGACGGTCTGCGTGAAGGCGTGCCTGATCGACTGCTTGGCTGTCCGATCTACATCAACCAGGCAATGGATAGCACGCTGGCGACCACGAAGAAAATCATGCTCTTCGGTCAGTTGAACAAGTACAAGGTTCGCCGGGTGAACGCCATCCGCCTGTACCGCTTGCAGGAACGCTACCGAGACACCGACGAAGATGGTTTTGTCGCCTTCATCCGACAGGACGGCAAGCTGCTTCAAGCGGGTGTTGCACCAGTCAAGCAACTTGTCATGGTCTAATCATGAACCGTCAACCGCAAACTGTCCGTACAGCCGCCTTGGTGCCAAACCGGGCGGCGACTGCCTACCCTAAACCACGCCAGCCAAGGAAAACAAAACATGATATTCAGAGGCTTGCTCAAGTCCGCAAAGATTGTCGCCGTCAGCCCTGACGTGGCCGCTGGAACCACCACGATCGAGCCAGTGACGATTGACATGGCGGGGTATCGCTCTTGCTTGATTATCGCCTACCTGGGCGACGTGACGGCAACCGCAGTGCCTCACCTTCAAGCAAAGGCCGCTGACACCAACACCGTAGGCACTGCTATTGCTGGCACTGCTGCCTTGGCCGCTGCTGGTGCATCCGACTACGACGACAAGTTGATGATTCTGGATGTGGTCAACGTCCGTCAGCGTTACCTCAGCCCTTCGCTTGCCCGAACCACGGCTAACGTCGCAGTTAATGGCATCATTGCCATCCTGTACGATGCTCGTAATGTCCCCGTTACTCAGGGTAGCGATGTAATCGACGGCACTTCGCTTTCAAACCCCGCTGCTGTCTAACGAGGTGGCGAGAATGCACCTCGAACTGTTGAACGTATCATCGGCGGACATCATCCCCATTGTGGAGATGTCCGCCTTTTTGCGTGTTGATGACCCAACGCAGAACGCCGAAATTGCCCGGCTGGTGAAAGCCGCTATCACCAAGTTCCAAGAGTGGACAGGGCGACAGTGTTTGACCGCAACGTACAAGATGACGTTGCGTAGTTTCCCCCGTTGCTGGGGTGCTATCCGCATTCCTAAGCCGCCATTCTCTTCTATCACCAGCGTCGGCTACTATGCCACCGCAGGTACACTCACCTATCTAGCTGAAACGACCGGCTATCAGGTAGCCAAGGGCGACAGCTTTTACGAACTATGGCCGCCTACTCAAGGTTTCTGGCCATCGTGCGCACCTGGGCTGGCGAACGGTGTCGAAATCGTCTTCACCTGCGGGTATGGCGTGCAGCGAGACAGCTTTGATGAGGATCTGATTCATTCGCTCAAAGTGCTGGTAGCACACTGGTATGAAAACCGGGAAGCAGGCGACTTACCAGACTTCATCATCAATCTCTGGCAACAGTGGCACACCGGGGAGCAAGGGTAATGGCTGACCTTGTGACCAAAGCCGCTGAACTGCGCGATCGGGTGACAATCCAGCATTACATCGAGAACCAATCTCAAACAACTGGTGAACTCACCTACGATGATTCCGCTTGGGCGACCGAGGCCGAAACATGGGGCGATGTCCAAACGCTTTCAGGCCGCGATTACGTTCTAGCACAGCAGTCTGGTTACGTCGCCAGCCATCGTGCCAGACTTCGGTATCGAGTTGGCATCAACATCAAGACTACGCGATTTATCGTAAAGGGTGTCAAGCTCTACGTGGTGCATGTCAACAACGAAGGCGGGCGTAATGCTCGCCTGGAATGCCTCTGCCGATCTGCGGAAACGATGGGGGTGTAGTCGTGGCATTCGCATTCCAAGCACGCATCGAAGGCGTGGAAGCCTTGCAAAAGATGCTCAAGCAGTTTACTCCTGCTTGCCAACGTCGCATCCTTCGCCCTGCACTAAATAACGAAGGAACGAAGGTGCTGAAAGCCGCAAGGCGAAATATCAACCCTGACACCGGGTTGCTTCGTAAGTCGTTAGGCAAGAAAACCAAGACTTATCCTGATGGTGGCGTTGTAGTTATCGTCGGGCCTCGCTACGGGTTCAAGCAAGTTATCAAAGGTAAAGGCAAGAATCCAGTCAACTATATGCACCTGGTTGAATTCGGTGCAAGGCCGCACTTTCTTAAAGGCGTGGCTGGCAAGTTGCAAGGTTCTATGCGTGGCCGGCGTGGCCGATGGGTAAAGACTTACAGCAATAGGCATTACACAAAGCACATGCACCCAGGCGCACCTGCACAACGACCCCTAAAACGGGCTGCTGAGTCTGCCCTTGTGGGCGCAGCGCAGAGAATGGCTAACCGTATGGCCATCGAAATCGAAAAGCTGGCCGCTAAAGGGAAACTCAAAACGGGATCATGATGCCTACTGTCCTAGTCAATGCTGCTGAAGAAGTGCTTGTCCACTTGCTGAGAGCCAGCGAGACGGTGCAGGAACTTGTCGCTAACCGCATTGCACCTGACCAATTGCCTATCGACTGGAAGGATAAGACTTCCATTGTTTATGAACTGCAATCAGACAGGCGGCAACGGCTTGTAAATGGCACAGAGACAGGCCTGATACATACCCGATTTACCATCTATTGCATCGACCGCAACCGCGGTAGAAGCCGCATCCTCGCTAAGGCTGTGCGTGATGCCATTGCCGTAAACGAAACGCAAACCATCGCAGAAGTCAGAGTCCGCCAGGTGTTCGTCACTGATGGCGAACGCGACGAATCATTGCCCGGTGCAGATGGCGTAGATGCCCCTGAACGATACCGCGCACTTGACTGCGTAGTCCACTACCGAACATAAGGAGCCGACACTATGGCAAACGACCAGACCATTTCAGCCGGGTGCACGATCAAGTACAAGACGACCAGCGGCGGCACCTATGCAGCCATTGAAAGCGTCACATCGTTCAAGCCGGACAATATCAAAGTCGGCGTCATCAATCTGAAGCGAGCTTTGCAAGACACTAGCCGCTGGAGAAACAAGCGGGCGGGCGATCCAGAAGCTGGGCAAGTTGTGGTCGAATGTGTTTGGAATAAGACCGAGTACGGGTTAGTCCGTGGTTGGGCTGATTTACGCACAGAAGGCTTGTACTTCCAACTCGAAATCGACGACGAAACGACCAAGTCTAAGTGGGAACGTATCGGCTTTGTCTGTGACGTGAAAGAGCCAGAAGTGGTGCAAGGCGAAGAAGGTGGCGAGGAAACCGTCTGGGCGTTCACCATCTGCATCACTGGCGAGCCTACTTACACCGCTGGTTCATAACAGGAGATTGGCCCGATGGCTGCTTTGAAACGAGAAGACTTCAAGAATAAGCACAGCACCAAGGCAACCGTAGTGGGCACCGTTACGGTGCCTGCTATGGGTGGTGATGTGTCTGTCTGCAAACTGTCCGCAGGTGGGCGGGACAGAGTTTCGTCTGCCTTGATGGGTTTAGGATCGGGCAAAGACTCAGGCACGTATCGTGCGCGTCTGGTGGTAGAGACTGCCTGTGATGAGCATGGCGTGAAGTTGTTTGCCGATGATGACATCAAATGGTTGGCTGGTTTGGATTACGAAATCCTTGAGCCGATTGTGGATGAAGCGAACAAGCTGAACAAGTTCGATACTCCTGAGGACTTGGAAAAAAACTAACCAGCCGCCCTGACATTCAATTCGGCTATCGGCTGGCGTTGGCGTTTGGGCGGGCTGATGCAGATGACTTCCTTGATGAGTTGCCAGCCGATCAGTTCGACAAGTGGAAAGTGTACGCTGCGTTAGAACCGTTTGGAGCCAGGGCGGACGACGAACGAAACGGGTTGGCAATCGCAGTGTTTGCCAACGCGAACCGGGACAAGAAAAAGAAGCGGGAGCCATTCACTGCGGCGGACTTTATGACGTGCAAATCGTTGAAGACTGCCAAGAAAAAGCCACTCCCACTGAGAGTGCAACGCGAGCGGATGGAAGCCTACTTAGGGAAACCGAATGGCTAGTATCGCCAAACTTGCTGTGATCCTTTCGGCTGTGACAAAGCCGCTGGAAGACGGGTTGAAAGGTGCCCAGTCTAAGCTGTCTTCGTTTGGCAAGGGGATGAGCCATGGCGCAGGCATTGGCTTGGGCGTGTTAGGGTTGGACAAAATCGAAGGGGCGATGAAGAAGGCATTGAAAGCCAGTCCTGAACTGGGCGATGCTGCGGAGAAGGTAGAGCTTGCGTTCGGGCGTGCATTGGTCAGCCTGACAGGTATGAGCCAATGGTTGCCACAGCTAGCAAAGGATGCAGACGGGTTTGCCAGCCGGGTAGAAGAAGGTTTCGTCATGCAGGAAGTGAAAGAAGGGCTGTTATGGATCTGGGAAGCATCCAAGAATGGCAACGCTGCTGCTGCTGATGCCAGGGCGAAAGAGTCGCGCGACTACTTCAACATCATGAAGATCAGGGAGAAGGGGCTAGAGCGAATCGCAGAGTTGGAGTTCAAGCGGAAGATGGCAGCACATGAAACGCATCGCATCCAGACGATGGGCACTGAGCAGATGGGGGCGATGGTTGAAAGCCTACACAGCAAGCGTGTCGGGCTAGACCCTGACTACGAAAAGAACATGATCCAAGCGATGCGAAAGGATGCACCGAACAGTATCAACATGATGCTGATTGACTACGAACTGAAAGAGATTGCCGTCCTCGAAGCCAGGAAGAAGGCCGAGGAAGAAAAGAACAAGATGATCGAGGAAGGCAAGTCGCTGACAGAAGCGAACTTCACGCCGATGGAAAAACTGGCGAGCGAGCAGGAGAAGTACAACAAACTGCTTGCTGCTGGCGCGATTGATATGAACACGTACAACCGTGCTATTAAAGCCCTGACACCCGGGCTGAAAGAAGTGGAAGACATCCAGAAGGAAATCTTCAAACTAGAGAACGGCGAACTAGCTGCCAAGCTGAAAGACATGAAGGAAGGCGGCGCGTCTGATAGCGTGCTGAAAGAATACGAAAAGGAATTCAACCGGCTGGAGAAGATGAAGCAAGATATGGCGGAGATGGCTAAAGAGGATGAACTTGAGCCAACCGAATTAAGAGAACAGTCTGAACCAAAGTTTGCAAGTGCTGTCGAAGCTGGTAGCGCGGAAGCTTACTCCGCAGCGATTCGGGCGCAGGCAAGTCTTAGAGAGGAAGGGATGTTGGCCGTCAACCGAAACCAACTCCAAGTCAGTAAGCAACAGTGGGAGATTCAGAAGCAGATTCTTAAAGCCCAGGGCGATGCGACCAAGGCGTTTGAAGCATCAAAGCCATTCGCACGTATGACGCTAGGAGGTGCCAACTAATGGCTATCATCAGTGTTGTCGAACATAAGCGTGATTCAGCCCGGCAATTAAAGCAGGATGGTTCTTACCTCGTTCCTGCGGAAGACTCAACACGTTATTTCCAAGTTAATGTCGATGACCCTGCAACCCCGCATTCAGAGATTTATGCACACGCTGACATACCCAAGCTCTTTGAACCACATCCCGAGAATGACAGCGTCATCGTCAAGAAGGTAGCACCGAAGCAGGGCGACGATGATGAAAGCTATGTCATCGAAGTACAAGTCGATTATGACGACGAATACACCGGAGAAGACCCCGAGGAGCCGGAAGACAATAACCCGCTGAATCGTCCTACCGTGATTCGTGGTGGCTTTGCCGAGTACGATCAGGTGATGGTAAAGGATATATATGGCAATCTAATTCGCAACAAAGCAAAGGATTTCTTTAACCCACCAGTGACACGCAAGGGTGGTGCATTGCGGTTTAGCATGACGAAGAACTTTGCATCTCTGAATTTGGCACTGCTCAAGGCGTACAAGAACGCTATCAACTCAGACGTGTTCTTTGGGCAGGCAGCACGAACGGTGCGAATCGCAAACATCACGTTTGATAGAAACGTGGAACAGATGCGAGTGTCGGAAGAAGTGACAACGACGATTGTCTATTTCTCCATGACGTTTGAATTTGAGTTAGCTGAGGAGAGCCTTAATGATGGCACATGGAGAAAGGTCATCGAGAACAAAGGTATGCGGCAACTTATATCAAACCAATTAATAGAAATTTATGGCAAAGATGCGCTCAAAGTAAATGAACCGCAGTACCTAACAGAAAACGGGCTTTACGAGTCTAACCCCGACAACGTGAACTATTGCACCTTTGACGTATACCGCGAACTACCCTTTGCAGCCCTTGGGTTGCTCTAACAGGAGGCCACATTCATGGCATTGCAAACCATCCCCAATGATGTTTACGTCGATGGCAACTTGTCATCAAAGACATTCACGCCTGCATCAGGCTCTATCGGCAACTCTGGAATTGCTGCGTTAGCTGGCATCGCTGCCACCAAACTGCAAAAGCGAACCTATGCGAACCATGCCCAGGTGCATGGATCGGCAGCAACCAGTCAGCGAATTGTGATACACCGCGTGAAGGGTGCAACGGGGACGATCAACTCGTTTAAGTGCCTGACCTCGGTGCAGTGTGTGGGGGCTGCAACAATCAGTGTGCAGTTGAAAAAGAATGGGAGCAATATTCTTTCATCGGCAACGGTGCTGGATTCAACCTCCCCTGCAAACTTCGTAATTGAGGATGCAGCCGGGTTCACTTCGCAGGCACTTGTCCAAGGCGATGTGCTAGAAGCCGACATCACAGCCACAGCAGGCGGCGGGACACTCGGGCAGGGCTTCTACTGCGTGGCTGAGATTGATGAGGACGCTGTGTAATGATCGCCCCAAAAGAGGTGCTAGTTGGGTTTGACAAAAGAACAGCAGAGCGAGTCCTAAAGGTGACTCGTTCTGTTGAATCGCTGGGCATATCCGCACTAGAACATCGTCCCGGACAATCCTTCTCCATCGTACAAATCGTCGTGCCTCGTTCCGGGCCTGATGGCGACGGGCTATACACCTGTGACATTTACATTGTCAATGATCCGGTGGCTGGCACTTACACCCAAGTTGTCACCGGCAAGAAGATGCGTTTACTCCCTGCGAGCCTCTAATGGCGTTGACGCTAAACAAGGCATACGTTGGGCTGCGTGCATCCATCACCGGTGATGCGTTGGTGTTTCTACCACAAGAAGGCTTCTGTGATGGCGTGGTTCTCAACACGCCTTACATCGGACTTCGTGCTGCGACGAATAACGGCGAGCTAGTTTTTCTAGTCGGCGACCAGAAGGTTAACGGTGCTGGCAACCTGATCATCGACAAGCCCTATATCGGCTTGCTGGCTGGGCAAGATAACGGCGTGCCGGTGTATGTGATTCAAGGTAAGGATTGCACCGAGGGCGGGCCATTTACCGCCTGCACCTGCGAAATCTGCTGCACCCTCGATGCCACAGTGCAACTTCCATCTATTGCTGATCCTGACGTGTGGTCAACCGGCATCGACGTGACGTTGAATTGTGGCGAGACGTTCACCACATGGGCGGGGTACATCTCGTGTCTCAACAACGAAGTGGAAGACGACACCTACGTCATCTGCTACGGCGAAACGACTTACGAATCACGGACAGCCGACGTGGTTAACTTCATGGGGACTGACTACACGATCAGTTCAGAAATCTGGAAGTCAGAAGAGTTCATTTACAACACACTGACTTATCGGCTGATCATGATTGCAGCCAGCTATAGTTACATGAGTGGCGAGACGTTAGTTGAAGGCTGTGAACTCTACGTCATCCTCCAGAAGAAAGTAGATACCACCGTCTGCGGGTATCAGTGGTGCAATATCTCAGTCACGCGAGCAACAGGCGGCGGGCTGGGTGGTAGCGGGCTAACCTTCCCTGACTTGATGATCGTTACAGACCCATCCTTCACCTCGTGCGCCGCAGGTTACAGCGAAAACGGCAGCGGCAACTGCGGTTCGGCTGGCACGATGCAAAGTGTCAGCCTGGACAGTGAACCGGATGGCCAAGTTGATTGCCCTATCGTGATCGCTATCGAACACATCGAACCGATTTCCACGAAGGTAGCCAAGATTCTCATCACTGACAACTGTGAGGCTTAATGAACCTCACACCAAACCAACTGAAAGCAATTCGGCGCAAGCCCTCGTTAGAAGCTTGGATTCTGAATGAGGCATCGCAAGGCAATACTACGCCGATTGCCAAGTCGCTACCTTTACCCACTTGCTCCCACCGTGGCAAACTCCTCGACACTACCACCTGTCGATGCAAAGTCTATTCCTGCGGAGTTCATGGGACTTGTTCCAATTCAAAGCGTGCCGGGCTGACGGTTTGCCCTTGCGATAACTATCTTTCAGAAACTATTGAAACATTTGAAAGTATAGGTTAGAGTATTCGTCGCCATACTTCCGCAGCGTGGATACTGACCAAGGTTCTTGAGGGTAACTGAATGAAGGTGTTGAACCCCGCAGATCGAACGCCAGGGCCACCGTCCGAAGAAAAGATCAGGACTTTGGCAGAACGGGCACGACGCAGGGAACCACTCTTTCCTTCTACCACGAACCCTGAAGACCATGAAGAGCATGACCACTACTTGAAACTACGGGCAGTGCATCAGGCTTTTACGTTCTACTTGTCTTTCTGGAAGGCTAACGAGCATGACGACGACACTGAAATCACTTACGTTCAGATTGCTCGTTGCATCAACTCTGATCCTAAACGACCCGCACGGTACGCCAAGCTTCTCCCGCCGCCCATCAGTGATTCGACAATTAAGACTTCCAAGCAGGTATGGCGATGGCATGAAGTGAAGGGGCGCATCAGGCAAATGATGGCAGGCATGGCAATCAAGACACTAGCCGGGCGACTTTAGGAGAGTAACTGAATGCAAATCCAGCCACCAGAAGACATGACCTACATTCATCGCATGATGGCGATGGGCATCGGTGGCATCTCTTCCACGTTCGCACTTTTCAAATCACCACCCAAGACGCGGCAAGAAGCTGTCGTCCGTTTTCTTGCTGGATGCTTTGTTGCGTTCGGTCTGACTGGCATTGTTCTTCAACTCTTGCATATCCCCGTAAATACTGACAGCGTTCTGGCGACAGGCTTAGTGCTTGGCTCTGTTGGCTGGTCGATCATTGGTGGGCTGGTGGTGTGGGGCGATGCAGGCGGGCCGCTGGGTTATCTGGTACGTCTCGTGCAAGGAAGAATGTCAGACCAGCAGACACCAAAATAAGGGGACTGTGATGGAAACCTTTCTTGCTCTTCTCAATGTGGCATTCTCTAGCGCGATCGTTATCGGCGTGGCTATTAACTGGAAATGGTTCAACGACCTGAACTGCTTGGAGCGAGTAGGCTACTCGGGCATGGCGATGTTCTGCGGCGCGATCGTTATCAAGGCCGGGTTCATGCTGTCCTTGCAAGAGTTCCGCAGCGACATGTTTGGCATCTTGTTCCGTGGTGCGTTTCTGACTTACTTGGCTGGCAACACGTATCGACACTACCGCAGAACTTTCACGGACATCTGGACGCGTGAAGATCGAGCAATGGCACCGAGGCAAGAGGTTCACTGCTGATGAAAATATTCTTTCGCTTTGCTGTTACACTGGCGTTACTGGTGATTGCTGTTAGTGCAATCCACATTGCCCACAGCCTCGACAGGATCGCCCACGAACATAGCAGGTTCAATAACTTCATCGACGCCATACGCAGCGAGATACCTATGTCGCTGCTGGGGAACTGAGAATGAGTTTCGAGAAAGTAACTATCCGCGACTGCACACTCTACCGTGGCGATTGCCTTGAGGTGCTGCCGACGTTGGGGAAGGTGGATGCGGTGGTGACTGACCCGCCGTATGGGGTGACTCAGAACGAATGGGATAAGACAGAAGCCGTCTACACTGTATTCGATTGGGCTGAGTGTCCACTGGTATGCACTGCCCAGAATCCATTCACATCGGAGTTAGTCTGCAGGTATCGTAAACGGTTTAAGTGGTCTGATGTTTGGGAGAAGACGCAAGCTACTGGTTTTTTGAATGTCAAGGTAATGCCCATGCGAAGGCATGAGGACATTTTAGTTTTCTGTACTGGCAGGATGCCATACACGCCACAGATAACAGACAGACCACCAGAGAACATTAGGCCGCACCTAGACACCGCTGGAAGTTCCAATTATGGCTCTTTTAGTAACGAACGAACCAGGACTATTCCGCTCAATAAAACGTATCCGCAGAGCATTGCCAAGTTCGCTAACTCTCAAGATGGCGACCATCCAACGCAAAAGCCAGTGTCGCTGTTCACTTACTTAGTGGCATCGTACTCACTGGAAGGCCAATCCATTCTCGACCCCTTCATGGGAAGCGGGACGACTGGCGTAGCCTGCGTCAAGCTAGGCCGCAAGTTCATCGGCGTCGAAATCGAACCCAAATACTTCGACATCGCCTGCAAGCGAATCGAACGCGCCTATGAAGACGCTGCCTTACTTGACCTCATGCCAGTTGAACCAATTGAAGAACAATCAGAACTCTTTGCAGAGGTGGCATAGTATGACCCGTTTCGCTCTACTCCTGCTCCTGTTGTTGCCGTTGGTGGCACGCGGGCAGGATGTTATCAGTGTCAGTAAGATGCCCAGCCCTGACCAAGTGGCCAGTGCGAAGGATGTTATTGACAAGTCCAAGACCGAGCCTGTCTATCTCAAAGCAAATGGGTATGCACTGGCTAACATCGACTTCCCCAGAAAACTGAAATGCTACCCAGTCCAAGGTAGTGATGATTGCTTGAAGTTTCTTCCACTTCCTAAAGGCACAACCTACGAAGGGTTGCTTGTTAACAATGTTACTGGCGAACTTACCTGGACAAGAATCGAGCCGGACAAAGACAAAGACAGAACCCTGGTAATCGGCATCAAGCAAGGTGCTGCTACGATTCTGTGGATTGCCAACGGTGCTACGCTGGATGAAGAGCCAGTCATAGTGAAGGCTTATCATTTTGTCGTAGGCAAGCCTGCCCCGAAGCCTGACGACCCGCCTGTTATTATCCCCGATGACCCGCTCACACAGAAGTTGAGAGTAGCAGCTAACGCCGACTACCTTGCAGGCAAAGCCGACAAGAAGATTCTGCTCCCCCTTGCTGGCATCTACGAAGGTGCTGCCGGTGGCGTGTTCCCTGCGTCTGTCGTGACTGTTGGCGACCTCGACAATCTGCTCTACCAAGCCCGTCTTGCTGCCAAACTGCCCGAGCCTGACGTTGTCTATCCTACGATGCGGAAGACTATTCAGCAGGAGATATACGCCAAACTGGGCATTGACTTGAACAGTGGTAGTGAGGTGCTGACGGAAGATACGAAGCGACTGGCCAAGGCTGCGTTTGGTCAGATAGCTGTTGCACTGGAGGTTCTTGCTAAATGAGTTTTACACCTGCATTCGGACGTATTGAAGACCGTGAATCAACTGAAGCGTTCTTCGCTACACAGCCTAATATCTCTCAGGCCGCTGCTGACATCTTCAGGGCCGATGACGACGCCGACGTTGATTTGTGCGACATGTACAAGGAGGTGGCTGGACAGGAGTTTGACGACACTGACCAGAACCCGAACGGTACCTGCGTTGGTCATGGCACCGCCAAGGCTGCTACACTGTCCGCCGCTGCGATGGCCAAGGCTGGCGAAATCAGTTGGCCAGGTGCTGACGTTGCAATTGAGCCTGTCTACGGTGGGATGCGTTACGAAATCGGTGCCAAGGAAAAGGGAAGCAACCTTAACCGTGGTGGCGATGGTGGCGTAGGCAGTTGGGCTATCGAATGGCTCATCAAGTACGGCTTCCTGTTCATGCAACGGTACGGTTCGATTGACCTTACCAACTACGACAAGCAACGTGTTCTGTCGTGGGGGCGCACTGGCGTGCCTGATGAGTTGGAGCCAGTTGCTAAGGAACATCTGTTGAAGTCTGCTCCGCAAGTGACGGACGAACAACAGGCTTGGATGCTGGTAGGGCAACGATACCCACTAGTGCATTGCAGCAACCAAGGCTTCTCGATGCGTCGAAACAGCAACGGCACCTGCGACGCAAACGACCAGTGGGCACACTGTGCAATCTTCGATGGCCGGTTCACCTTGCCTGATGGTTCCAAGGTGCTGCGATACGGCAACTCGTGGCAGGGTAGCCGCAGTCGTGGCGGCTATCTTGGTTCAGCAATCACTGTGCCGGGGAAGAATGGCCCGATTAAGTTAAGCGGTTGCCAGTTCTTGGTACCGCTGAACATCGTGGGACGAATCATCCGTGACGGTAGGGAAACGTATGCTCCTGCCGGGCCTCTTGGGTTTACCAAGCGGCGCGAACTCTTTCTTGTGTAACTCTGGAGAATCGACAATGGAAATCACCAACGAACCGCAAGTAGTAGGCGGCATCTTCGATGGCCTTCTGAAGGGCTTACTCGGCAACCTCAAGCCTGACTTCACCAAGGTGGATAAGGTCAAACTCAAGCAAGGCATCGGGCTTGCACTGGATTCGCTCAAGACCACCATCAGCGGTTCACTCGATGACATGCTCATCGACGCTGTCAAGTCTACCCTGGATGCCCTGATTGATGGTCTGGGCACGCCTACACCGAACGCACCGTTGGTAGTAGGTGCGAAGAAGAAGCGAACCAAGGAAGATGTGGAAGCTGCCATCCTAGCTGAAGGTGGCGACCCGACCAAGTTCGCACCTTGGCTGATGCTGGTGCTCCAGTTTGCTCCGCAGATTATCGAACTGATTCGCAAGCTACTGGGCAAGTAAGGAGCATGTCAATGTTGCAAGTGGTACTGTGTGAAAAGCACAACATCGCTGGTGAGTACTACGATGGCTGGTACATCGACAGCATGACCAACGAGCCAAAGATGTATACCATCTACGGTGATGCGACCAGTGCTAAAGTCATGAAGATGTATGGCTTCCATATCCAGTGGGGCGACAACCCGCCCCCTGATTGCATCAAGGAAAAGCTGATGAAAGATTATCGGCCTGTTCCTGTGAAGGTGGTTCTGCTGACATAGAGAGGAGGTGAGCATATCTCGGCTGTAATGGCCGGTCTGATGGTCAATTCTTTTCTCTAGGAGGACGCTATGAAGTTCGTTCTGTCCCTCATCTGCCTGTTCATGCTCTGCCTGGTTGCAGACGCAGGCGACCGCAAGGGCAAGGGGCGTGGTGCTTATGCCTACGCCTGCGCATGTGCCAACTGCCCCTGTGAAGCCCAACCCGCAGCCCCTACGAAGCCTACCGAGGTTCCTGTGGGTAACTGTGCTAATGGCACCTGTACGCCAACGAGCACCTACAGCGGTTCGGTATCGTCTGGTAGCTGTGCTAGTGGCAACTGTGGTGCTCCGATGCGGTCTAGTCGCCGAGGCCGTTAATAACCAACCCCTGAGAAGCCAGCAACCCCGCTGGCTTCTTTTCTCTTGGCATACTGCGTTGGAAACAACGACACAATAGCTTCTGTGTCGTTTACAAAGTAGCGACGAACTCATTCGCAGGATAGACCTATGCTTCGTTCCATCCTCATCGCCCTGCTACTCCCCGTCATCTGTCATGCACAGCACACATGGCACACGGTAGCAGCACCAACGAAGCCGCTAGTGTCTGGCTTCACGGTCAATCAAAGCTCACTCAGCAACCACACCTGGCGATACCCGTTCGACCAACCTACGCCAGCCGGGACGTATGAAGTCAGCAATGCCATCATCGACAAGAGCCAGAACCTTGGTGCGTGGTCACAGCCTAAGACCCTGGTAGTGCAATCGGGCTGGTTTCTTTACGGTGCACCGTGGAATCAGCCTGTCACGAGTGATGAGGCTGGTATTGCGTGGAAGGTGAAAGTAGTCAGTGCGACTCAGTTTGAATACTCACCATACACCCCGGGAAGCGAACACTACTTCTTCACCGGGTGGGGCGGGCAATATCTACCGAACGCTGTGGCACCCTATTCCGGCACTGTTCCGAAGCTGCAACTACTCGATGGCGGAAAGTACAGCCTATCGCACTTCCAGACGGGTGGCAGACATACCACTATTGCACCTCCTCCGATTGCGATAGCCAGCAACCTGCCTCTTGTGCCGATGGAGATAGCGTATTGCCGGGTAACCGAAACAGGCGAGACAGCACTAAGCCCATCGTTCGTATTCTCTCCGCCAGTTGCACAGCCGGGCTGGACGTTAGCAGAAACGTGTCGGCTAGGCTTTGGGATTCAGGAGCAACACCCACAGGGCACACTTGGGTACCACGTTTACGTGCGGCCGACTGGCGGAACGTGGCAACGAATCCCCGCTCCTCACTGCTACGGCGAGCCTGCTACTGTCGATGACTGGCTTTGGCAGTGGCATGATAGACAGCCGACGATAGTACGTGTTGTGGAGAATGCCCCAACTCACTCCCCAGTGGCCGACCCGCAAAGCCGACTGAACACTTTGCAGATGGCAATCATGAACACGGTGGGCACTGTTCAGGCTGGTGCTAAGTCAGTAGACGCATTGCCTGCAACTCCAAAACCTACCGCAGCTACCGTTGTCGCCAAGCTCAATGAAGTCATTGCATCATTAGACCTCACTGGGGATAGCAAGACACTCGACACCTACTGCCCAATTATTGACGAATGGCGAAGCGCACCACCTACATTTGGTCGAAGAGGAGCTGCCAGAGATGGCGGAAAGTGGGTGGTGCGTCAGCAGCAAAGCCAAAGCGGTCACAAGTATTGGCCGGTAGTAGCTGTGGAGAATTCCTATTCGCAATGGGTAGGGGTGGAAGTGCAAGCTAACGGCGGCAGTGCTGCTCTGTCGTTCAGCGATTGGTCAGGTGGGCAGGCATTTGGTAACAGGTTCGTTGACTGCAATTTCTACACACAACCATCAACCACAGGCCTGGTCTGCGGCATCCTGGTAGAGGCAAAATCGACGGGGCAGTATGGTAGCCACGTTCACAGCGAAGGTGAGTATGTCAACGTCAAAGCAAATGGCGACATTCCCGTATGGATAGCCGGACAGCAGGCAGCGAACATCACTTTCAACCGTGCCAACATCACTTGCACAGGGGCAGGGCGACGATGCTCAGCCGTTTATCTTGAGTGCCCTAGCCAGGTGTTTTTCATCAACGGGTTAAACCTTGATGCTCGTCATGCAGGTGCTGTGTTCCGCGCCAGCACTTTCAATTCCAAGCTGATTGTAGACCGCATTTGGCTAGACCAAGAATCGCCTTGCATCATCGAAGCTTGCGGGGTGGCGTTCGATGTACAACTAAACCGTGGCAAAATAAACCTGCGTGGCACTAGGCCACTGCTCGCCCGATACATCGACCAGCACTACAGCAGCCGGTTAATCTTCACCGACATTGACACACAGCCAGACCCAGGCACAACGGGCGTAGACGTGGTCAATGGGCTGTTCAATCAGGTGGAGTTGCGATTCACCGATACCCACTTGGCCGACTTCACCACGTTACGCGAACCGACCTACGAACAAGTAGTAACCGACAACCCTACACCGTGGATACCTGTCATCGACTACCCTGTGCCGGGGCTGCGTATCATCGTGCCAACCACGCCAGGGTTCATTGGGCCAACGGTAGAACAGTCTGTCGTGTTCAACTCGATGACTGGCAGGCAAACGGTACGTCGCGCTAACTGGAGAGACTAGATGGAACTCTGCATCAAGTGCGGCAACCCGACAGCGGGCGACGTGACGGGTAGCCTTTACTGCGTGGTGTGCGGTGCGATACAGCCTCATGAAACTGCATCGCTTCCCGATGAATCTCCTGTATTCAGGGGGATATTAGCAGATGTCCCAGTGCTACCTGGTGTAAAGACGCCAATATCCAAGGCGACAGATACCGCCAGTGACTTCGACCTAGTAGAGTTCATCAGTAAGCAATTATCAATGAAACAGGATAGATGCTTCGATGAACATGGTTTGTACAACCCTGAGAGAACATAGGAAAGGAGTAACCATGCAAACGCTATTCGGCAAGCCAGTCATTGAATCAACAGACGGGCCGAAAATCAAATGGATCGGGGAGCTTGGCACCGAATTCGGGCAACCAACGAGGATAGCCGTAGAGTGTACCGTTGCGGGCAAAGTTACCAGTATTCCAGACGGCTATAATCTCTTTGTGAATGGCTACCGTGTTACTATCGGCCATTGCATCGAAGTAGGCGATGCTATGTACATGGAAGCAGAATCCGTCAAAGAATAACCCTACCGCTTGGCAGTAAACATAGGAGTAGGAAGTTGCAAGACGAAATCTACAATCTAAAGGAATCGCTACATCAGGCCCAGCTTGCACATCGCGCAGAGCAAGCAAGGGTGCACGCAGCCATTGATGTTGCTGTTAAGTATGGTGGCATCGACGGTGCCCATCACAAGCAATGGGTAATAGACCAAATGGTACGCACACTGGCAGGCGATAGATATGATGCCATCGTAACTGAAGCGAAGGATGGAGAAGATGGGCCAGAAACTTATTCGTGGGAAGTAGGGGAAGGCAGCACAGTATTAACGCTAACATCGGCAGACTCCATCTAAAGGGGAAAGTCCGTCAAGCTTAGCGTAATTCGCTGCGAGGTGCCAACTATTTCCCCTTCTTTGGCCTTCTATCTCTACTTGGCGCAGGTGTGCAGTTTATGAACTCATCAAGTGTCATGTCGAAAGCTTGAGCGATCTTGATAGCTGCCTTAAGCGATGGGTTCATTCTGTTTTGACGGTACTCATCAATGGTTCTTTTCGGAACTCCTGACATCTCCTCAAGACGCGCAGAGGTCAGTTTATTGTCATTGATGAGCTTATTGATCAATTCGCCGTAGGTCATATCGGCCTCTAATAACGCAGGCAATCTCCACCTCCATCGGCTATTTCGAGAAAAAAGATAATACGGGCTTGACTGTATCCGTATATGAACGTATTCTATGACGACAACACAACCGCTTCAACCGCCAACTGCGGAATTGTCGCAAACAGGAGCAACGCGACAGAGGAGCGACAACCACACTGATGCACAGGAGGTATTCATGGATGACGTTAGTGTGTTGGGAATGATGGCTCTTTCTTTCTTCGTGCTGTCGATGGCGATGCTGTCAGACCCGATCTTCGAGGCAGCGGAAAGGATGGACGATGGCGAAGGCTGATTGGGGCTTCTGCATCATGTGCCGCGAGTGGAAGATTCTACGCGGCGACAACTACCAAACGTACTGGTGCCTTGCGTGCTACCGAAACTTGAAGAAGTGCATTCTTGAAGTGACTACCAGATGCAAGCCCATCGAAGCAGATGACATCGGCAGGGAAGAGCGAGTGCAAGCCCACGCCGAACGAGTCGCAAGGGAAGAACCATTACATGCAAAAGGAAGGCGAGGCGATGACTAGCTTTGATGGTGACACGATTGACGCAGTGATCGACGAACCTCGTTTACAATCGTCATTGAGCAAGGTGTATCGCCTGATGCTTGACGGCCAATGGCGGACACTGGCACAGATCGCAGCACACTGCGGAACGTCAGAAGCCGGTGCCAGCGCAAGACTACGCGACCTTCGCAAGCCACGGTTCCATACGACTTCCCCAACGGTGGAGTAGGTAGCAGACGTGTTACTGGTGGGCTGTGGGAATATTGCCTATCGCCGGTGCCGAAAGTACGACCCGGCATGTTATTCGACATTTCAAAACCAGCAGAGAGGAGCTAGCGCAATGTCAGCCATCGAAGTAGAAGACCGACTACGCAAACCATTCAGCCATAAGCCAGAAGGCCGAACGCTGATGTACTCAGAAAAGGTGGGATACCTGCAACGGATCATCCCAAGCATCGACGCCGAAACCTACAGCCTTGGACGTTTCGAGCGTGCCCAGGTGCTGATCTTTCTGCGACAAGAACTCATGGCTTGGGAGTCGATGGAGGCTCCTGAGATTCAACGACGCATCACGGAGTGGATGAAGAATGACAACGATAACTGACGCTGACCAAGGACACAGCACTGGCGATTGGTCTTACTTCGATGTGAGCGAACGTGTCAGGCTGAACCAAAAGTACCACGGCTTCCCCACGACTGACGGAACGCTGTGTCAGATTCTTCCTTATGGTCTGGTGATCTTGTTCGACGGCGAAAGCAAGCAACGAGTTGTCCCCCGAACGATGGTCGAGAAGTGCAACCCAAGCAAGGAGTAGCTAGATGTTGACGCTATCACGCAAAGCAAAAGAGTCTGTCGTGATCTACCACATCGACAGGCCCAAGGAACTGATCGAAGTCTTTTACGGTGGGCGTGGCGATTATGGAGCAGCCAAGTTGAGCTTCGCTGCACACCGTGACTACCAAATCTATCGGCGTGAACTGTACGACGAAAGACAACGCGACGCGAACAAGGAGAAGTCATGTTAGCCATCATCGTCTTGAACGTCGGCAAACGACACAACGGATGCTCTGCGGACTACGCCAGAGGCGAGCATTATGTACCCGGCAAACGACTGCCAACATGGAAGGGTAAACGCACATTTGCCAAGGTCAAGCCAAAGCCCAAGCGACGCAACGACGCGATATTCCAAAGCAGCCCTAAGCAACCGAACAAGTTCGCTAATCATGGCGAGAAGAACGGCAACTCCAAGATGACCGACGAACAGCGACAGGAAGCCGTGAAGCTTCGCAAGTCGGGAATGAGCAACAGTAAGATCGGTCAACTGTTTGGCATGTCTGATAGCGGCATTAGGAACATGTTGAAGACCATTGAGCCAAAGGGGGAACAGGCTAGTTAACGACTGAACGGCCACAACCTGGGGTGTCCTAAAGCACCTCCCCCTTTGTTAGAGGAACCACATGAGCATCACCTACCACACCAACCTGATTCAAGGCTCTGACGAATGGCGTGCAGCACGTTGCGGGTTACTGACTGCCTCAGAAATGAGGCTAATCATAACCCCTGCCAAGCTGCAATATGCCACGAATGAACATGCCAAATCGCACTTGTACGAGCTACTTGCCCAGCGAGTGACACAGTTTGTCGAACCGAGCTACATCAGCGACGACATGTTACGTGGCAAGGAAGACGAGATAGATGCGATTCGGCACTACCAAGAGAACTATGGCTACGTGCAGACCGTGGGCTTTATCACGAACGACAAGTGGGGCTTTACGCTTGGTTACTCGCCTGATGCCATGGTTGGCGAAGATGGCTTAATCGAAGTGAAAGGCCGACGACAGAAGTATCAGGCCGAGACGATCATTCAGGGCAAGATTGCAACTGAATACATGATCCAAGTGCAGACTGGAATGCTGGTGGCTGAGCGGAAGTGGTGCGACTTCATCAGCTACTCAAACGGTATGCACATGATAGTGATCCGTGTTCACGCTGATGACGTTATTCAGGATGCGATTCTGCAAGCGGCGACCATCTTTCACGGTCTGCTTGACACGATGTTGGACACTTACAAGGCGAAGATCAGCGACAAGACTGCGCGTCTTGTGATGACTGAGAGACGCAAGGAAGAGGAGATGTTTATATGAGCAGGAAGGAAGTCTTGGAACTCTTGAAGCAGTTACTTCAAGACAGTTTTGTCAGCAAATCACACCCCGATGATCATTCAGGATGCAGCACGGTTTACCTTGTTGACCATGAGTTTTTGATGGGGCTGATTGAACAAGAACTGGCAGCGGAGGATAAGCTGTGAGCGACATGCGAGCAACCATTGCACCTAAGTCCGACCAGATGAATTTCGATGATCTTGTTGGCGGTGCCAAGAAGACGATCAAGATCACTGCTGTTTCTATGGCCAGCGGCGACCAGCCTGTTTCCATGAACTACGAAGGCGACAACGGAAAGCCATACAAGCCATGTAAGTCGATGCGGCGGGTGCTGGTGAATGCGTGGGGGCCGAACGCAAACGCCTACGTTGGCAGAAGCATCACGTTGTACGGCGATCCAACGGTTCGATTCGGAGGCTTGGAAGTCGGCGGCATACGAATATCGCACATGAGCGATATTGCAGAGCCGATCACCATGGCTCTCACAGCCACTAGGGCGCAACGCAAGCCCTACACCGTGCAACCATTGACCACATTCAGCAAGCCACCAGTACCCAACCCCGAGATCGACGCAGCCATCGCCAACGCAAGACTGACAACCAACCTGGGCGAGCTTGAAAGCATCGCAGCCAGCGCGAGCAAGCTTAAAGGTTGGACGGCAGAGAAGCGTAAGGAAATGGCTGAGTTGGTCAAAGAAAAACGCGAGTTACTCAAGCAGCAAGATCGACAACCCGGCGAATAGTAGCCATTTACACGAAAGGATAGACCGATGCCAGCAGTAATGGAACAGGAAGCACCTGAGACAGTTAAGCAAGTCGTGCAAGCAACACGCATCGACTCCATGATTACTTACTCAGTGGCAAAGCAAGAGATTGCCGAGCTACGTCAGAAGTTTGGCGGGCTTGCGTGCGACACTCCCAAGGGCTATGAATCAACCCGACTTGCAATCGCACAATGCCGAGAACTACGCGGCAAAGTGGAGAAGCGACGCAAAGAACTCAAGGCTGATTCGCTTGAGTTTGGGCGCAAGGTTGACGCTGTCGCCAAGCATCTAACGAGTGAGTTACTGTCTATCGAAGAGCCGCTTGCCTTACTGAAGAGCGAAGTGGACGACCGTAAACAGAAAGAACGCGAGGCCAAAGAAGCTGCTGAGCGTGCCAAGGTCGAAGCAGAATTGAAAGCCAAGCACGAAGCCGAGCAAGAGCAGATACGTCTCCTGCGTGAAGCCGAGGCTGCGAAGATTGCCGAGGAACGTGCGAAGCTTGAAGCTGAGCGTGCTGAGATGGCTGCGAAGCAGAAAGCTATCGACGAAGCAAACCGAGTTGCGCGTGAGAAGCTTGAAGCTGAACGGTTGAAGGCTGACCAAGAAGCCAAGGCGCGACAGGCAAAGATCGACGCAGAGAACGCCGAGAAGCAACGGCTGATCGACGAAGCAAACCGCAAGATAGAAGCAGAACGTAAGGCCATTGAACTGGCCAAGCAGAAGGCAGAGCGTGAAGAGTTTGAACGTCAGGCCAAGATTAAGGCTGAGTTCGATGCCAGGGAGAAGGCCGAAGCAGATAGGCATTATGCAGAGTTGGAGCATGCACGCAAGGTGGCTGCTGAGGCTACAGAACGTGCGCGACTCGAAGCAATGAAGCCTGACATTGAGAAGGTTCATGCATTCGCCAAGGCTATTCGCTCAATGAACTGCCCAGGCTTACGAAGCGACGATGCACGAACCGCTGTCAACATCGCTATGGAGCAGATGGCAGAGATTGCGAGCATGCTGGAGTGCTTCCAAGGCGACATGATTCCTTACTAACCAGCCTTCCACCAGCCACCGCTAAGCCGCTGTGTTGGTGGCAGAGCATGACATCAAACCATTCGTATAGATGTCGGTCTACAGTGTTCTCGCGGTGGCTGGTGGGTTTTCTTCTGAAAGAAGAGCAACTAGGTTCATGATCAAGTACGCAGCAATACCAACGATTTACAAAGGTGTGCAATTCAGAAGCCGCCTAGAAGCTCGTTGGGCTTGCATGTTCGACTTGGCCTACTGGGAATGGGAGTACGAACCATTCGACGCAGAAGGGTATATCCCTGATTTCCTCATTAGGAGAAGAACCCCAGGAGACTACATCGTTGAGGTGAAGCCAATCGACAACCTAAACACTGAAGATGGGTTCGCCAAGCTTAATGAATGCGTGGCCAAAGCAAGAGCCGGTGGGATCGATATGCCCGTTGTCGTGCTTGGTTCAAGGATACACAAGGCATCCAGCATCATTGACATTGGCGACGACAATAGCGAATTGAGCTACTCGGCAATCATCGGGAGTATCAGCGAACGGGAATCGCAGGACACTCTCAGGTTCTATATGTGGGAGGACTTTGAACAGACCCACGACATGTGGGTTCACGCTGGCAACCTTACCCAATGGAAGGGGCGATAATGGCTGGCGACTGGATGGCACTTAGACTTGACCTTCACGATGACCCTGCTGTCATCGCCATATCAACATCGCTCCAAATGGAGCCAGACTTAGTAGTCGGGAAACTGACAAAGCTCTGGGCCTGGGCCAATAGGCAACTAAAGGATGGCGTAGCGAAGGGTATCACACAGGACTGGGTAGATCGATACTTGTCCGCCGCGGGGTTTGCCGCTGCTATGGCTGATGCCGAGTGGCTCCAAATACGTTCCGGCAGTATCCATTTCCCCAAGTTTGATACTTGGAATTCTGCGTCAGCAAAAAAAAGGCTTATTGACTCAAAAAGAAAGGCCGTTAAGCGTGTGTCCGATGTTTGTCCGCAAAATGTCCGAGATTTGTCCGCTTTAGAAACGGACAAAAACGGGACTAAAGGAAAGGAGAGTAAAGGAAAGGAAAGGGAAGGGCCGCTGCCAGCAGGAATCGGGGAAGAGCCACAGACTAGAAAGCAGAAGGCGGCTCTGTTAGCGCAAGCTTATCGCTTCCTTGTCCCAGGGTTGCGCAAGCCGATGACTGAGGAGTTAGAGCCTCAGTTTGAAGAGAAGTTGCGAGTCTATGGCGATGACAAGTTCTGCTTTATTCTCGGGAAGATTAACGGTGAGAGAGACAAGACGCTGCCGATCTTCAGATTCTGGAAGACTTGCGGGATGGATGACGACAGCGGCATAGTTGCCCAGGCAACGCGGCCCGGTAAGTCGGCTGAGCAAATAAAGTTTGAACAAGACCTAGCGGAACTCGAAAGGCAGAAAGGACAGCCAGATGCAGACTGAGGCGATGCACAGCATACCCGCTGAGCGATACATCTTGGGATCAATCTTCCGCGACAACCGTTGCATGGATGACGTGGTAGGCGTGTTTGCTGATGACTTCTACCTGCCTGTTCACCAGGACGTGTTTCAGCAAATGCAAATGCTGAGTGCCCAGAATGTGCCTATTGATCCAGCAACAGTAGGCGATGCACTTCGGAGATCAGGAAAGATTGCAACTGATGCAGAAGAGGACTTAGCAGGTGAGTTGATGCGTGATGAGTACACAACAGCACAGATTGCCCACCATGTCAAGATCGTGAAGAGGCATTCGATTCGGCGAAGGCTGAAGCTTGCAACGCTTGCCATCCAGAAGGAGGTAGAGAATCCGTCTGATCCTGATGAACTTCTCGATACTGCTGAAAGGATACTCTTGGCAGTCAGGGAGAAGGGTTCTCAATCTGAAACTAAGCCGTTACAGTTCTTTGTTCACCAGACATTGGATGAAATCGAAAGCATCAAGAACGGAAGCGATGCTGGCTTAACAACAGGCATACCCGATCTAGATAAGTTCGTGACCATGAGGGCCGGGCAACTGATCGTCATCGGTGCAAGGCCAGGAGGTGGTAAAAGCATCTGCGGTATGCAATTCGGAGTGCATAACGCAGCCAATGGGAAGCCCGTTGTTTTCTACTCACTAGAAATGAGCGGCGAAGAATTGTCGGCGCGGGCTTTGTCGTCCTACGGTTCAATCGACGCAAGCTATGTCACTCGAAAAAGGCTGGCACTCCATGACGAAACACAAAAACTGACCGACACAGCTAACGAACTGTCAACGCTGCCAATGTTCATTAACGAGAAGGCATGGAACACAGTAGGCGGGATCATCGCCGATGCAAGGCGAATGAAGAGGAAGCATAATGTTGAGCTTGTGATCGTCGATTACTTGCAACTTGTCCAGAGTGTTAGGAGCAAGGGGCAGATGAGATATGAGCAGTTAGGAGAGATCACGCAAAGTCTGAAGCACCTTGCCAAGGAATTGAAAGTACCAGTCATACTCTTGGCACAATTGAGCAGGGAAAGTGAAAAGAACGCAGCCGATAAAGAGCCTCAATTATGGCACATCAAAGAAAGCGGATCAGCTGAGCAAGACGCCGACATAGTCCTTCTGCTTTGGTCAACACCGAAAGACCCAGGCATGGAGAATGTAGTTCACATCAAGATTGCCAAGAACAGGCAGGGGCTACGAGACGTGATATTGCACGTTCATCATGCCAAGCAATTCATGCGGTTTAGCCCACCAGGAGCCTACTGATGTCTATTGACATGCATGACCAATACTGCGGTTCCTTTGGTGAGTATTCCGACTGCAAGCAGTGCCGAGATAAAGCTCTATCGCCAAAAGCTAAGGCTTCGATGCGATTGCCAAGCTTACACGTTAACACCTCAATAGCGATCCCAGTTCCTAAAAGCAGCAAGGATACAAGTAAGCGAAACGCCGAGGTGAACCACGCATGAAATTCACCCTAGCCCAACTACAAGCCACAGGCCTACCCTTGGAAATCGGCCCGCCTGTGCAACTGCCGGTGGAGCAGGAGCCAGTGAAGGCCAAGAGCAAGTACAGGGCACAGCC